TAATTAATAAACTTTGTCAAGTATCAGAACAGTTAACTAGTTTTATAGAATATGTAGCTAACACTTATGTTGCAATTTCAGATATTAATTCTTATATTGAGAGCTACATACAAAGTGATCCTAATTCATCTTTAATTAGTAATCGAATGGCCCCTTATGCAGTGACAGCTTACTTTGGACCATTAAGTAACTTTGATGGAGGTGGAGCAGGTTTAGGTGATTGGGCAAATATATATTTATGTAATGGTATTAATGGCACGCCTGATTTAAGAGGAAGAGTGATAGTTGGAGTTACAGACATGTTAGGAAATGCTGGATATGATGATGCTGTTAATCCTAATATACAAGGTAACCCTAATTGGACAGCTGGTACTGCACTTGGAGTAAATAATGTTGTATTAACAACAGCACAGATTCCTAGTCATAATCATGGTGCCACTGCAGAATCAATATTAACTCCAAGCACTCACAGTCATAAATTATTTGAACCATCACCTAACGGAAGTCAATGTTATAATGGTGGTACATCCACAACTCAAAATTTAAGTAACTGGTGTGCAAGTGGTGATACTCCAGCATATGCTATAAAATATAATCATTTAGGTAATTTACCAAGTGTAGGTGTATCAGGCCCACCTGTAAGGTCAACTAGTCCTTGGGATCAAATAACACAAGAGGTTGATACTGTAGTAGCTATAGATCCTACAGGTGGAGAAGCCTCTCATCAAAACTATCAGCCTGGAAGAGCAGGATATTATATAATTTACTTACCTTAAAATAAAAACAAAATGGCATACTTACCTGTAAACCCTTGCTGCACTGGTGTAGTTTTAAATAGTCCTTGCGGATGTACATCAACTTGTAACTCTTCTACAAATTCATGTGGAACAAATGGACCTTTGTCAAGCACAGTTGTGTATGATGGGCCAACAACCCCTTGTTCAAATGTAGAAGCTTGTGATACATTGAATGTTGCACTATCAAAAATAGATGCTCTTCTTTGTGATTTACAAACTAAACAAGCTCAAAACACTCAAGATATTGCTGCAATGAAAGAACAAATAATTGATATAAATAATCAAATAACTAATATTAACAATAATTGCTGTCCATAATTATGACTGTATTATTAACACTAACTACTGCAGGTACTGACACCAGTAACTTTGAACTATATTCAGATGTTGATGGTTTTCAAACTGCTTTTGAAATAAACGTAAGTAAAGTTTCATTATTGAATGGTTACACCACTTCTTTAGTTCCAGATTATACTAATGATGTGCGAGTTAAATCTACCAATAAGTGTGTTAATTTTATAGATATTGCATTAAAGTCTATACCAGAACCAACAACCACTACTACAATACCTTAAGATATGTTAATACAAATAACCATAACAATTCCTCCCTCTGGCTTAGCTGGACCATTTGATTTATTTTCAGATGCAGATGGATATGCTTCTCCTTTTAGAACACAAGTTCCTACTGATGATATGTTACTTGGTTATATTGTAGAGCTTCCTTTAGGTGCAACTATTATTAGAGTTTGTTCTGTAGGTGACTGTACTAATTGTATAGACTTACCAACTAATTGCCCAACCACAACTACTACCAGTACTTCAAAAACAACCACTACAACAAGTAGTACCACATTACCTATAGAAACTACTACCACTAGTACTACTCTTCCTCCATTTGATCTTAATTGGAGTTTAGTTACAAATACTCCTACTGAAATAGATAGAGTAAATTTAATAATAACAGCGGATGCTTCAACTGTTGTAGATGTATCAATTAGTCCAGGTAACACTTCTCAATCAGGTGTTTTAACATTAACTGACGGTCAGGTTATAAATGCAACAATAACTAATGTTAGAAGTGGTGTTTTTAAATATGTAAATGGAATACTTAAAAACGGATTACTATATCAACCAGATGATGTAGAGCCATTAGGTGTTAATCAATTAATAACTCAAATGGTTCCAGCTTATACAATGAATACAGGAGATGGTGATGTAGGATTTACTTTTTCAGGAGATGTTGAACCAACAACAACAACAACTACTACAAGTCCTGAATTTACTTGTATAGATGCAGGTCTTTCAATAAGTAATGGACTTGAAGGTCAATCTGTAGTAGGTTCAGTAATTTTAGGAAGTATACAGGAATTTGATCCTGCAAATTATTTAGTTGGAACAAATAGTTATGTAGCAACTATATTAATTCCACTTGGATATAGCAATTCTGGACAACTTTTAGATTGCTCTGATCTTGCAACTGGTACTATAGCACCAACTACAACCACCACTACAACTCTACCTAACTTTACATGTACAATTGCAAATCTTGTAGTTGATAATGGTATAGTTGGAGATGTAGTAACAGGTAGTGTAGCTCTAGGTTCTATAATAGGTTTTAGCCCTCTAGTTTATTCAGCAGGTGTTAATGTTTATGAAGCAACTATTATAATACCTTCAGGATATAATAATGCAGGTACTAATATAACTTGTTTTGGTTCTGCTGAAGGTTTAACAACAACAACAACTACAACCGCTGCACCAACTACAACAACAACAACAACAGTTGCTCCAACAACTACTACCACAACAGCAGTTCCAACGACAACCACTACAACAACAGCAGGGCCTACAACTACAACTACAACAGCAGCACCAACCACTACAACTACTACTGTACCACCAACCACAACTACAACCACTACTGCAGTTCCCACAACTACTACAACAACAGTAGCTCCTACAACAACTACAACTACAACAGCAATACCAACTACTACAACTACAACTACACTTCCTTTATTTACTTGTGCAGATACAGTTATTACAATTAGTAATGGTATAACTGGTCAGCCAGTAATAAATAATATTACACTAACTGTAGGAGCACTTAATGGAGTTAGTCCTTCATTATTTCTATCTGGTACTAATATTTATAATGTAGATGTAAAAGTTACGGTTCCAGGATATTCTAATTCTGGTAGTGTGATTACATGTCAAGTTAGTGGAACAGCTGTTGATCCAACAACTACCACTACCACCACACTACCTTTATTTACTTGTGCAATTGCAAATCCAGTAATTCCTACTGGTATAACAGGTGATCCTATAGTTGTTAATTTAGATGAAGGAACAGAAGCTAATGTTTTACCTTCTATTTATCAATCTGGTGTTCAAAATTACACTGTAATTATAAACGTACCATCAGGATACTCAAACTCTGGTCAACAAATCTCATGTACTGTTAGTGGAAGAGGTATTGATCCAACAACCACTAGTACAACTACTGCACCTACAATAAGTGGTCAGCTTTCTAGTCAGAGCTCTGGTGCAGGACTAGCATCTTGTAGTTTAACTTTAGATACTAATATACTTATTCAAAATACTTCTATTGGAATTCTTACTGTTGGAGACATAATACTTAATACAAATGGAACTCCGTATACTGGAACAGGTAGTGCTTTTCAGCGTATTACTTCTATTAATCTTGTTAATGATTATGGTGCTGTGATAAAATCTGATGGCACTGGAATAATAACCGCAATATATCAATGCTCATAAAATATGACAGGATTAATACAAATAGCACAACTAGGGACAGACACTGGAAATTTTAATTTATATTCTGATATAAATGATTTTACAGAAGCTTTTGCACAAAGAGTGACTATAGCACAATTGTCTGCAGGTTTTGCCTCTGATAATATACCTGATGGTACAAAGATTATTAAAGTTAAATCAAGAGGGTCATGTACAACCACATTAGATATAGGAATAGAAATATAATAGTATAAAAGTCTTGTTTTGTTGGTTTTACAAGACTTCTCCTGGGGTGTAAAAGCCCTAGGAGTTTTTTATTTATAATTAAATTAATTATAAAGAATAACCACACTTAGTAAATTTATTTGTAATATCCAAAATAAATTTCATATCTTTACAACATTTAACTAAATACACAGAAAATGTCTCACGATCCACAATTGCTCAACCAACTGCAAGAAATGCTATGTTGGAAAAAAAGTAAAAAGTTTTATGCAGAAAAGTTACAGATACCTGAAGATGAAGTAGATGAATTGATTAAAGAAATTAGAAGAAGAGGTAAAGAAGAAGGTGGTCAGTTTTTAAGTAAAGCTAAACTCCCTTCTGAAGATTTTCAAATTATTAAAAAAGTAAGTACTGAAAAAGGTACAATAGAGAGTACACTCACTTTAGATTTTGAACCTAAAGATGATATAGAGCTAGCAAAGCTACACAAGATAGATTTAGATAAATATGTTATAACTAACTATTGGTCTAAAGTTTTACCAAGTGGTAAATTTACTTCTTCAATATTCTCAAGAAAGAAAGAAGCAAAAGATTACACTATTGAAGATTTTAGTAAGTTCTTACAAACTTATAAGTCTAACTACATTCCAATTCCTTCACCAGAAAGAAATGAAAGTAAAGATATTGTAGATATTGAACTTTCTCTTTCTGATTATCATTTAGCTAAGCGTTATGTTGATGGTGATAATGATCCTTCTACAAGAGCAAAGAGATTTTTTAACGTTGCTAAATCTTTAATAGATAAAGTTAGATCAGTATATGATATAAATAAAGTGGTATTTCCAATATCAAATGATTTTTTTCATACAGATAATTATCAAAACTCAACAACAAACGGTACACCTCAAGATACTATACTAGATTATGCTTCTGAATATGAACTAGGGTTTGCTATATTAGCAGATACTATTAAAATGTTAAAGGTTAATTCAATAACTGTAGAAGTTATATTAGTGCAAGGTAACCATGATAGAACTAAATCTTTTTATTTAGCACATGCGTTAGATATATTCTTCTCTAATGATAATGATATACAATTTATCAGAGAAGAAGGATTAATAAAAGGAACATTACTTGGTTCAACATTTATTGGATTCCATCATGGAAATTGTAAAATAGATCAATTACCATTGTTATTTGCTACACATCCAAAATATTCAGAGATGTTTGGTAAAGCTAAATATAGAGAAGTCCATACAGGAGATAAGCATCACTATATGGCTAAAGAAATAAAAGGAGTTAGAATACAACAAATGCCTAGCTTATCTGGTACAGATAGATGGCATAAAGATAATAACTTTGTACATAGTGTACGAGCTGCCTTAGCTCTAGTTTATGATAATCAATGGGGAAAGGTAGCTGAATTTGAACAAAGAATATAATTATGGCAACATTAAGAAAATTAGTTTCAGATATAAGATCAACACACAAGATCTTATCAACTGATGCACTTATAACTGACAGAGCAATAGCTTCTGAAGTTAGAAATAATGCATTAACTTTAATAAAACGAGAAACTAATATAAGGAAATTATGGGCTAGTGATACCCTATTTACTACTATTCCTTGTTTGGAAATGGTAGAGGTTCCTATTTCTGAGTGTTGTGAATTTGCAGATGATTGTACTGTTGCAAGAACAAAATATAAACTTCCAAGAATGTCTGAAGGTAACTACCAATATGTAATTCAAGGAGTTTATTCTATAAATGCAATGGGAGGAACAGGTACTAAGTTAAAGGAGATAACAATAAATAGATACTTAAATCTATTAAAGCTTCCTATAATTAAAAAAGAAAGTTACTTTTGGATATCTAACGGATACATGTATGTAAGTAATCCATTATTAAAAATGTTACGTATAGCAGCATTGTTTGAAGAAGATGTACCTAATGAAATAATGTATCCAGATTGTGATTGTGGAAGTTCTGAACATACAGATGAAGAATACTGTAAGAATCCACTAGACAAAGAATATGCATTACCAGGTTATTTAGAACAGCAAGTTCTAGCTATGACTTCTACTAAATTATTATCTACTTACTTTCAGATAAAAACTGATATGAGTAATGAAGGTATAGATGGTCAAGCACTTAATGCACAGCCTACAAACTAAAAACTATATAAATGTCTAGAGTCTCTGTTGATTGGAGAAGCGCAAGTAAAGATAACTACAATAACTTTTGTAAGAATCACCCTCTTGTAAATTTAACATTTGATGAATGGAGAAATATAGTATATACATTCAACGAGGCATTTAAACACCACATCTTAGAAACAGGAGATAAAGAAAAACTTCCCTGTGGATTTGGAGAATTTTCTATAAATAAAAAGAAAAGAAAAAAGATCAAAAGTGTAAACGGTAAGGAGTTTGTAAATCTACCTATTGATTGGCAAAAAACTAGAGAGAAAGGAAAAGCTATATATAACTTTAATTATCATACAGAAGGTTACTTTTTTGGATGGTTATGGTTTAAAGAGTCTGCTAGATTTAGAAACTCTGCTTTATGGTACTTTAAGCCTTCTAGAAATACATCAAGATTATTATCTCATTACATAAAGACTGATAAAAAGTACCAACACATGTACAACGAATGGAAAAAATAAGTTATGTCATACTATTATAAATACAATTTTATTTCACCAGAGCCTGTTTACGCAACTGTAAAAGAAGAACTTAAAAGTTACTTTGATACTGGTGCAGTGGATGATTTATTATTCCCTACATATTTAGATAAGTGTTTAAAGAAGTTGGGAAGAACCACTTACGTAATTAGTGAGCAAGTTTTATTTATAGAAGACTTTGAGGCAAGATTGCCAGATAACTTTCATGCAGTGAGAGAGGCTTGGATGTGTGCTGCAATACCAGGTAATCCTTATCCTGCTGCATCATCTTTTTATTCTCAAGCAGCAAATGCAACAACTATTCAAGTATCACCTCTGACAATAGGAGGAACACCTTGTAATAATCCTGAGTGTCAACATCCAAGTTGTGATGGTACATGTATGCCTGAATTAGTTCAATCTGTATATAAAACTAATAATGAAATAGCTAGATCATATAGACATAGTTATCTATTAAAACCAGGTAATATATCTACAAGAAAACAATGTGATGTAAATTATAGAAGTGATTGGAACAACTTTGCTCCTCCTGTACGTGAATTTACTCCTGGATCTGCTAGCTATGATTCATTTGATGTTAGAGATAATAAATTTGTAACTAACTTTAGAAATGGTGTAGTTCATTTATTATTTTATGCTACAGAATATGATGATGTAGGAAACCAATTACTTCCTGACAACTATCTCATTACTGAATATGTAGAAGCTTTTATTAAATTTAAAGTGTTTGAGATATTAACTAATCAAACAAATGACGAAACTTTTAATCAACTTCAACAGAAGTTAGCATATTATAAATCAATAGCTGATGAAAAATATATTGAAGCAGAGATTGAAGTTAAAAAACAAACTCCTTGGGAAAAACAAAGGAGAATAAAAAAAGATCTAAATAGATTTAATATGTATGAACTTCCAACTCGTACAAATTCATACGGAAGTAGAAGAAGACGCAATAATTAAAAACTATGGCTAAAGAGCAATCAAATAAAGATTCTGACAAAAAAAAGAAGCAGGGTAATATTAGGTTAAATGCAGGAGTTGCTAGAACAGGATTAAACCTAGACAGCTCTATTGATCAAGTTGGCCCTGGAAGACTTACGTATGCTCTAAACGCTGCTGTAGAAAACTTTGACTCTAGTTCTGTAAACTATCAGAATGAGCCTGGGAATGAGTTTTGTCTTGTATTCACTCCTGGATACAGATTAATAGGAGAACATTTTATTCCAGAAAAAAGTAAGAATATTTTCTTTTTAGCAAATCCTGACACAGGAGGAAGTGAAATAGGATTCATGGATAATAATGATTGTACCTATCGTGTATTAATAAATGCTGACTGTCTAAATTTTAATATATCAAATCCAATACCTAAGGTTGTACATAGAATAACAAACTGTACAACAGAGATATATTGGACAGATGGAGTTAATTCTAGAAGATATCTAGATATAGAAAACATTCCTTATAAACTTATAGCAGGAACACCTAGTTGTGATCCTGTATATGGTAATGAATTAGACTGCAATCAAATTAAAATACAACCTAATTTTGATATTCCTAATTTAGATGTAATTAAAATAGAAAATATAGGAGATTTAGTTGCAGGTACTTATCAATTTGCAATACAGTACGCAGATGCAAATGGTGATGAACTCACGTCATATTATTCTGTAACCAATCCAACTCCTATTGCAGATAAATTTAAAACATCAGTAAATTTTAATTACACTGTTGGTAAATCAATTGTTGTAAGAATATCTAATCTTGATCTAACAGGTCAATTTCAATATTTTAATTTAGCTGTAATAAAAACTATTAATAATATATCTTCAGTTGAATTAGTAGGTACATATAATATTGAAGAAAATGTTAAAGAAGTAACTTATACAGGTCAAGATCAAAGTCCTATAAAGTTAGCTATGATTGACATCTTTGAAAAGTTTCCATACTATGATGTAGCTCAAGATGTTACAGCAGTTCAAGATATTCTTGTATGGGATAATTTAA